CATGGCGAGGTATACGATAGAGAATTTGGAATTATATTGCAAGAGAGGTGTCAAGAAAAAGCCCGTATCAGTGGGCTGCTGGGGTGCATTATAGCACAGAGTTTAGGGTATTAAATACCTGTGGAAGTCGACTTTCAAGAAATAAGATGGATACACATTAGTAGAACCAGAGGTGAGGACGTAGCGATAGTTTAGCGCGTCTCATTCCGCTGAATCTGTTTTTGGTAGCAATCAAGTTTCTTCATTTAGTCTACACCACACAAAGCCCCAGTATTACTCCGAAGCATACAACACCTACGTTTTACGTAAGTTTAAGGTGTTTGACATGGACAAGTAATTAATTAAGTAAGATTACACAAGTTACTGGTCGTAACATTGTACTTGCCATGTAAATCGACATAGGGAAACTTTATTTAATCTGTCTGGGACAGAACACTTGTAGTATTATTAGTTTGCTACATGCCCTATGAATACGTTGGCGGCTTTGCTAGGAAGGTAGTGCTCCTCAAAGTTGTTTCCGGACCCGGAGATGGTTAGTGATTTTGGTAAGTTCGTGTCCACACATTGGTTGTTGGATATGCCCAATTATTATTAAGACATCGAAATGGGAGAATATCTGCAGCATGTGGCGGCGGCGGATGTTAGTAAGAGTAAGAAGTATGCTACTGCTTACAGTGAGTTTTAATTGGGATTTTTTAAAAAGTTTGAGGCTGAGATTTTTGTTAAGGTGGGGGAGTGGAACGTTTGTGGTTCCAATGTTGATCCTCTATCGTTATCCGCAAGGGCTAGATGCATAACAAATGTGAATGACGAGGTCAAAGCAGTTGGTGGTCTGGTAAATTATAATTGTCTGAAGGCTTTACGAGCTCTGTGCGTTGCAAGAGATCGTGAGTTTTATTTAGGCTATTATGATAATTAACAAAAAGCTGATATTATTTATGATTCCTATTAAAATTTTCGTAGACCCATATTCGTTAGTAACGATGGGTCCAGTCACGACAGTAACTAACACTATGATCTTTTGTAGTGTGTGGATGTCCCACTAGTTACTGCGTTCGTCAAATTAGTCTCTAGAACAGAGGGTTGGGACATCGGGTAGGAAAGTTAAGCGTAACACATTTTGAACTCATGTGATATGCCGTTTAAGTCGTTTGCGAAGATTGATAACGTCAAGTATAAAATGTGTCAGGGAGAATTACATGGAACTGTTTACTCCGGGCACCCTACCAGAACCACTTTCGGAAATAGTGTAAGAGTGTATTTGTATACCGATTATATTATGAAGAGAGCTGGTATCACCGAATATAAGATATGGGTTTGCGGTGATGACATGCTTATGATAATGGAATCCGATGATGTGGCTGCTTTTAACAAGTCATTTTGGGATGTCTATTCATAAGACAAGTTGGGA